AATCCGCAAAAATATCACGGTAATCCAACTACTATTATTTATCGCTCTTCATATGAGCTTAAGTTGATGACTTACCTTGATCGTAATCCAAATGTCGTGCAGTGGGCAAGCGAAGAATTCTTCGTGCCTTATAAGTCACCTATTGATGGCAAAGTTCACCGATATTTCCCTGATTTCTGGGTCAAGAAGAAGAATAAAGAAGGATTAATAGAAACTATCGTAATAGAGGTTAAACCTAAATCTCAGACGATAGCGCCTACTCCAAAAACACAGATCAATAAACAGTATTTATATGAAGTTCAGACGTGGGGAATAAATCAGGCTAAATGGGAAGCGGCGAATAAATACTGTTCTAGTAGAGAGTGGAAATTCATGATAATCACAGAAAAAGAATTAGGTATCATGTTCTAATGGAAGAAGATGCTCAAGAGACTATATATCAAACTATTTTGAAGCAATCGCACACTGAAACATTTAAGCGAGAAGAAGAATCGCGAAGATGGTTTAGGCAGAAGGCAACAGAAGTAAGTAAAAATAAAACTGTTCCTACAAAAATAATTTTAGAGAAAGAACATGTTCCTGCTATTAAAAATATTAAACAAGTAGGTAGTCTTTTTCTATATAACTATGCTCCTAAACATAAAAAAACATTAGACTATTATGATACGTTTCCTATAGTATTTCCATTTAAGATGGTTACTCAAGGATTTTATGGATTTAATTTACATTATTTGCCGACTCCATATAGAGCCATCTTTATGGACAATATGTATTCTCTTTTGAATTCAAAGGATATGGAAAAAGATACTACGCGTTTGGCCAAAATGACATATAGTATTTTAGAATCAAGAAGAAATTTAAGATTTTTTCAACCATGTATACACATGTATTTACATAAAAATATAAGGTCTAAGATAGCCTTTATTCCTCCTAAAGAATGGGAATTAGCTTTATTTTTACCTCTACAAAGATTTCAAAAAAAATCAGAAAATGTAATTTGGAAAGAAAGCAAAGCAATAATTAAACAAGGAACAAAATAAATGTCAGGTCCATCAACTTTTACTGACGCTATAACTAGTAAAATTTCTAGTTTTTTAGGTATCAATGGCTCTTTACCAAAAAGAAAGAGCGCTGGATTTGATATTGAAGAGTTTAGAAGTAATTTGGGTGCAAGATCTATATTGCCTACAAATTTATTCTTAGTATCTCTTTACCCGGTTAATAAAAATTCATTTACTGAAAATAAAGTTAATCAGTTGATGCAAAGTGAACGATTAGATCCTAAAACTCTTAGTTTTTTTTGTATGAAAACTGATTTACCAGGAGTAGATCTTGCAGTAGAAGAAAATATAATACATGGAGTTGGACCTGTAGAAAGATTTCCTCATACTGCAGTGTTTGGTGATATAGAACTTCAATTTATTGGAGACGGCAAAGGAAATGTCATGTCGTTTTTTCAAAATTGGATGAATAGTATAGTAATGTTTGATAATAGAAAAGAAACAAATTCATTCTTTAAAGTTGCGTATAAAGATTCATACACATGTAATATAGAAATTTTAGTATTTAATCCACAGTCTGACGTAATACTTAGATATCAGATATTAGATGCATTTCCATATAGACTATCACAAGTAGCTATGAATTGGGCAGATCAAAACAGTATGATGAATATAGGTGTAAATTTTTATTATAAGACGTGGCACACGGATAGATTTGAGTCATCGGGAACAGAATCTTCTTTTGGCTTATCAACGTTTCAGAAAATAATGAAGTTAGGATCTATAGTATCAACAGTAGCAGCATTAAAGAAACCTCAAAGCGTAGGAGATGCTATTAATTTAGTCAATAATGCCAATATAATTGGCGGTGGTTTGTCAGGATTTTTTTAAATAATTAGGAGTATAGTATGGCTTTACCAAAAATTGCAACGCCGGTATTCACGATTAAGATTCCTTCTATTGAAAGGGAAATGAAATTTAGACCTTTTCTAGTGAAAGAAGAAAAGCTTTTGCTTATGGCACAACAAGGTGAAAATAACGATATACTGTTTTCGCTAAAACAAATCATAAACAATTGTTGCTTCGATGATTTGAATATAGATGATCTAACTACGTTTGATCTAGAATATGTATTTTTAAAGCTTAGATCTAGGTCTGTAAACAATATCGCTAAACTCAGATATCGCGATAATGAAGATGACGAAGTCTATGATTTCGAAGTTAATCTAGATGAAGTAGAAATCAAATTCGATCCTGAAAATGATAAAAAAATTCAGATCAATGATGAAGTCGGTATGATATTAAAGTTTCCAAGTGTCAAAATTACCGAAAAGATGTCAAGTATAACTGATCAAAATGAGTTACTCAATAAGATCCTTATACACACCATTGATGTAATCTATGATAAAGAAAATGTTTATCCAGCTAAAGAAAGTACTGAACAAGAACTCATTGATTTCCTTGAAAATCTAGACACAAAATCGTTTAAAAAGATAGAACAGTTTTTTATTACGATGCCTAAGCTTTATCATGAACTACATTATAAAAATTCATTAGGACATGATAGAGTTATTAAATTGAGTTCTATGCAAGATTTTTTTACATAGGGCTGAGTCACACGAGTCTAAAAAACTATTATACAACAGTTTTTGCGATGGCTCAGCACCACAAATACTCGATAACAGAAATAGAAGAATTGATGCCATTTGAAAGAGATATTTATGTAGATATGCTTTTGCAATATTTAAAAGAAGAAAAAGAACGAAGAGAGAAAGCTTACAGATAATGTCAGAAGAGACAGAAGAAAAAATAGACATAGATCATGACGGTAAAATATCAAAAGTGGAAGTAAATATTGCAGAAGATAAGTTTAAAAATCGCCGTAGAATGGCATGGCTTGCTTTGTATTCTATGGTAGTTTTTACTGCAATTCTTTTGTCTCCTCTTATTACTGATGACAGAATAAAGGCATTAGATAATGTCTTTGGAATGTTCTACATAGCAATGGCTTCAGTTATAGGCGCATACATGGGTTTCACTACTTGGGCGAGTAAAAACTAAATGAACGAAGAATCGTTAAAAAAAATCAAGAAGATTTTTAAATCTTTAAATGATAAGCTTGCCAAACTAGAAGATCCAGCTCTATATGGAAGAAAGAGAACTGAAAAATATAAAGAAGTAGATAAAAAAATAGATGACGTTAGATCTAGTGATAATCAAGTCAACAAAAGATTAAATGATATAAATGAAAAACTAGATGAACATGATGATCAATTAAAAGAACAAGCGATTAAAATCGATGAGTTAGAAAGTGCCGCTTCTCATAATGAGACAGAAGTACAACCAATTCTCCCAATTGAGGTACCTGCAGAAGAAATCGCTCTTAAAATAGATGAGCAAGTAGATAAAAAAACTGAACAAGAACCAGTTAAACCTGTAGCAGAACCAGTACAATCAGTTGATCTAAAAACCGATTACAATAGCATTAATGAACGATTGGATGATCTGGAAAATATAACTCGCGATCTTGAAGATAAAATAATTAACTTAGAAAATGCAGATACACCTGAACCTGCTAATGATGATGCAAAAAAAGTTAATAAATCAGAAAAATCTACTAAGAAGCCCGATGCAGTAAAAGAAAATCCTTTAGGAGCATCTGAAGAAGAATTAAAAGCCGCAAAAGTAAGATATGATACTAAAACTCAAAGATTTCATGAACTCGAAGGTGATCGTGAAAATTTAATGATCGGTAAAAAGGACGTTCAAAAACGTCTTGAAGAAAATGCTGCAAAAGAATCTCCTGATGCAGATATATTTTCTCAGATACATGATAACTTAGTAGAGATCAATAAATCATTTGATAACATTTTTAAAATGTTAACCGCAGATACTGTTCCTCCTCCTAGTTCAGATGCTAAATCAGAAAATAAACCTGAAGCTAAAGGTACTGCTAAAAAGGGAGCATTAGCTAAATTTTTAGATTTTGTCGGAAACATATTTGATGTATTCATGGGAGTTGAAAGGATAATAGCTTTAGCTATCATAGGCGTATATCCAGTAATACTTGGACTTGTCAATAACTATGTAAAACCATTGATAACAAAAGCATTAGATTTTGTTATGGAAGATCTGCCAAAGTTTTTTACAGAGACTTTACCAAAATTCTTCATGGAAACGTTACCCAAGCTATTTGAAGAAAAAGTAGATGCTATATCTGATATGGCATCAGATTTTGCAATTACAATACAAACTGTTG